TATTAGTAGACGAAAGCGAAGTAGACTATGACAACGAAGAAGAACTTGACTTGGCAATAGAAAGAGCAAACAAACCAAAAAACCTACTTTCTAAAGCTTACGAATTTGTTTCAAGTGGTATGGCATTCCCAAACGCAAAAAGTGAACAAGATATAACCGTAGATGGTATTCAATTCTTTACACGTTATCGTTACGCTGGTACGGTGCAAAAAAATACAAGACCATTTTGCCGTGAAATGATAAGACGAAATAAGATTTATCGTAAAGAAGATATTATACGAATGGAAACAACACCAGTTAATGAAGGTTGGGGTGCTAAAGGTGCAGATACTTACTCAATATGGTTATATAAAGGTGGTGGTTCTTGCAGACATCGTTGGAATCGTGAAGTGTATGCACAATTTGAAGACGCTGGTTTAAATATTAAAGACCCACGAGTAAAACCAATAGCACAAAGACGAATTAAAAAATATGGTTATGACCCTAAAAAAGGAGTTTTAAAAAACGATAAAAAAGTAGCACAAAGGACAAGAGAAATGAAAAATAGGGGGTTTTTAGAACCTAAAAATTTTACAACACCAGTAAACGAAAACTAAAATGGCAAACGTTCTTTTAATATCACGAAACGACATCACACGCTATACGGCTTTAAACGGCAATATAGATATTGACAAGTATATACAATTTATATATATATCTCAACAAATTCATATTTTGAATTATCTTGGTACGGACTTACTTGAAAAGTTAAAATCTGACATTGCTGGGGGTACTTTAACGGGTAATTACCAAACGCTTGTAGAAACCTATGTAAAACCGATGTTAGTGCATTATAGTATGGTTGAATATTTACCATTTAGTGGTGTGACTATTTCAAACAATGGCATCTATAAACATAGTGCTGAAAATAGTACGGTTGTAGACCAAGACGAATTAGAAAAGCTTATAGCAGCAGAACGTAAAATAGCTGAACACTATGCAACAAGGTGTGTAGATTATTTATGTAATAATAGTAATTTGTTCCCCGAATACACTTCAAACACGGGTGCAGATGTTTCACCAAGTTCTGACGTTAATTTTACTAATTGGTATATATGAAAAAAACACGAATAAGCAAACCAAAGAAAATAAACATATTAAGGTTAAAAAAATA